GACCCGTGCAAGCTGATATATAGAAAGCAGGAGTTACGTGAGTTCAGTTTGTGCAACGTACCGGCGAACCCGAACGCAGTAGTTGTTGAGCAACCGGGAAAATCGGTATTGAAAGACGTGAACGCCTGGACACAACGGACACAAACGGATACAGATAAAAACGATACCGTTAATATTGATACGGTAATTATCCCGATAGCTGAGTGGGAAGATATCAATGCCCGGCTGGATATGCTCGAAGACGGTATCAAAACGGTACAAGATATGCAAATGCGTATGGCCGAAACAGTGGTCAAGGATGATAATAATTTATACGAAGCTCTGATCAATTCAAGAGAGAAGCCCCCCACCAGGGACTTAAGAACCTTGCTTGATAAACGTCGGGGTAAGTAAAATATAAGGAGGCATAATATGCCTGATGAAATTAAAAAGCATGTGGAAATAACTGGAGATGACGGAGTTGAAAAGTTGCAGGCGTGGGTTGATAACACGGAAACTATCATCACGGATATGCAGGCGAAAGCCGAAGCGGACGAGGCTGCGATCAAAGTGAAAGACGAAGAGATCGTAACTCTCAAGAAAGAGGTAGCTGATATCGGCGATCTTGTGGTAATCAACAAAGGCCGGTATAAAGGCACTGAGCCGGAGATGGAAAAGAATTATCAGTTCGGTAAGTGGCTGGGTGCAATACAGCACAGGGATTTTAAAACGTTGTCAGGTTTCGGAACAAAGGTGCTGGTAACGAACCGTAATCAGCCGGATATGGCGAAGGTCATGCCATTAAGCGAAGCTGGGAAATATCTCAATAACCTGTCAGCTATCGGGATGAAAGCCGATGTGCATGATGGCGTTAAAACCGACTTGGGAACGCCGTTGACTGGTGATGCAACGGGTACAGACGCACAGTATCTTGTACCACAGACGATGTATGAAACCACGATCTTGAAAACGGCTGACGCAGCGTCGGAGATCATACCGAAGTTCACGCGTAAGTCGATGACAGGGCGGTTGCACCGGTATCCGGTACAGTCGACGAAAGCCGGTTTCACGTTTGTAACGAACGAAGTTACATCAAAAACCGAGCAGAACCCGACATGGACGAACGTCGATGTTGAAGCCGAAACGTATGCGTTCTGGGTCGGTGTAACGGACGAGCTGATGGAAGATACCTTCGCCGACATTGGTGGAGAGATCAGGCAACAGGGGCTTGACGCATGGGTTATCACGGTTGAAACCGGGATGCTGAATGGTACCGGGAGCACTCCCACTCCAATCACAGGGATATTGCAGGATACAGGAACCAACGTTCTTGCAATGGATTCTAATTCGATCCTCAATGTTGACTGGGACGACTTGCAGGCGTTGTCTGCGAAGTTGACCACGAAGGGTAAAAGGGTCGGTGCAGGTTACATGATGCACGAAACGGTCTGGGACATTCTTGCGAACAGTAAAGATGCCGATGGCCGGTTCTACTTCAACCCATCGGCAGCAGTACCACGGTCAGCGAGAGGTTATCCGGTATGGACGTCAGACAACATGCCTGACACGGACGACGATGCATCGGACACGGCGTTTATTGCGTTCGGTAATCCGACGTATACGATTCTTGGTATTCGTATGGGTATGGAGTTTAAATACTTTACCGAAACGATGCACGCTGTACAGGACGATGAGAACTTCTTCCGTGTAAGAACGAGGCTTGGTGGGGCAGTAGGACAGCCAGCAAATTACGCGGTATTGAAAACAAAGGCTTAGTAGACTAAGCGGTGGCGGGTTGGTAGCAAGAAAATGTTAATAGACCGTCTTTAAGGTGATGAGCCTGACTGGACATATCTCAAAGTTTGGAGGCACGAAATGGGTGCTAATGTTTATTTAGAGAATGTAGCAAGTTACGGATACAAAGCAGCAGCGTCAGCAGCAGCGACGATACTGCAAACGATTGACGGTTCGAGCGGGAACAGGATCGCAATCAGGGCGTTCGGTATGACGTGCGGTTCGGTAGCGACGAGCCTGTATTTCATGAAGGTTGCGGGCAAGACCACGAACGACGGTGCAGCTGCGTCGGGTGGAACGACGGTGAAGCTGACCTCAAAGACGATCACAGCGGGGGCGGGTGCGCTGGCAGCGTTGGATCACATGTGTTTCGAGATGGACAACGGGGTGTATCACTTCACCACGGTCGTGTCAATGGGTGTGAGCACGGTAGAAATTACCGACGCACTGGTCGATGACATGACCGACGGTAACACAATCTGGGCGTTCGGCGTTGAATCGGACAACGGCCATATAGCGATTGGTTTGACTGCGAACACGCAGTTGACGAAAGAGCTTGACGGCGGGATATGGTACGGTGAAAACAAAGGTGATCCGGGTATCCTCAAACATCTCAGCTTGACTTCGAGCACGGTCGGTACACTGGACTATGCAACGATAGACTTTCTGAACAAGTAAAACCACGGGGGGTCTTCGGGCCCCCCAGATATACTGAGGTAACGATGGGACGGACAGTGGAATTGACAAGAGAGAACCTTGATGACTTGACAGACGAAGAACTTGAGGTTCTGGAACATGCTGGGATCATCGAGAAACGCAAGGGCGACGAAAAGCCGAAGTTGAAGAAAGAGGTTAAAACAAAGTAATGGGTAATTTCGTAACGTTAGCGGAAGTTAAGAGTATACTGAACTACACCGACTCGACGTATGATACCCGTATAGCGTTCTGGCTACCGTTTATGCCGGGGCGTGTATGTGCGATAGCGAACAACTTCTTCCTGACGAACCAGGCGTTTGTGTCGAGCGGTGACTTCACGTTTTCGGCATCGGCGTCTATTAGGACAGCGGAAGACAGCTTTGTGGAAGACGGGAACTTCAAAGCCGGTGACGATATATGGGTTGACGGGACGTTACAGAACGACGGGTTCTTTGTGTTGTCGGCAGTGACAACGGTACTGTGTACGATTGATACTGATTCGTTATACGCTGAGACAGCGGTGGTGGCTGAGAACGTGGAGACAGAGGATTTGCGTAACGTATTCATCGGGCTGGTAATGTTCCCACGTGAGTTGAAGGTGCCGGTGGCGAACATGATCCGGTACGACATGATTGAGCGACCCACGAGGACAGGGGTGACAGCTGAGAAAGTCGGCAATTATTCAGTGAGTTACAAAATGACAGCGGGGACAGTAGACTATCCGGCAGACATTATCGGGTCGTTGAACCAGTTCACAATACCGGCAACAGGGTGAGTTATGGCGTTATCAGACTATTATAATATTAATGCGACGGTGATACAATGGTCACAGACATTAAACGAAACCGGGAACTTGTCGCCGACTACACGGACGGCGGTAACAAACATCACGCTTGCGTTACAGCAGTTATCGAAGAACGAAAGTTTTATATCCGGTACTGACAGGATCATCGGGACACATCGGGCGTTCACAGCGATCAATGCAGCGATCACCGAAGAGCGTCAATTACTGATTGGCACGGACTATTATGATATCGAAGGTGTAGAGAACCCGATGCAACTGGGTCGGCATTACGAAGTTTTATTGAGGTTAGTAGAATGAGCTTTTCCGGTGGAATGAAGTTTACCAGTCATATAGAAACCGACAGGCCAGACAAGGTGCTTGCAGCAATGTTCAAAGGTATCGACTTCGGGGCAGTGGTTATCAAAAAGGCAGCACAAGACGAGGTGCCTGTTGACACTGGTAAGTTGAAAAAGTCGATTAAGATAAAAAAGATTAAAGACGGTAAGTCTATCGGGCCTGACACTGACTATGATATCTATGTTGAATTTGGTCATCATACTAAGGCGGGCACATTTGTTCCTGCACAGCCGTACATGCGCCCGGCGTTGCAACAGAATAGGAAAGAGATAGCAGCTTTCACAGCGAAAGAAATACGGAAGGTACTTAAATAATGGCGTCATATATCGAGGGAGCCATGAGGTCGATTCTGGTGGATACACCAGCCGTTAATACATACAGCGGGAGCCGGGTATACTGGGGTCGTACACCACAGAAACCGACGACACCGTTTATTGTGTTCTTCGCAGTGAGCGACTTGCACCAGCCGTTATATATGACACTGGACGGGTCGGGTTCCGAGACAGGGCAGAGGATGTTTCAATTCAGCTGCATGGCTGAGGACAGTATTCAAGTACAGTTGATGCAACAGGCGGTGATGGATACTTTGCGATGGGCGCAGGGTACATCGTATGGGTTTACGATTGAGAATGTTGAGATAGAGAACATGAGGCAGCGGGTCGACCCGACGACAGATTTATTCGTCTGCGACGTTGACGCGATAGTAGAATATTATGAGGCATAGGAGGCACAGATGGGTACGATATTAGGGAAAAGCGGTTACGTTTATGTCGGGATGGGGGTCACACCTACTGCCGGGGTTATCATTAACACGATTGATACCTGGAGTATTGCCGGTACAGGCGATGCGATAGAGACAACGGCATTTGGTACGACTACCGCAGCGATATACAAAACGTTCGAGGCAGGGCTGAAAGGGCTAACAGGCAACGCAGCAGGGACGTATGACGGGGCACAGGTGGCTTTATCGACGTTTATGACAGTAATGTTCAACTCGGCCACGACAAGCGTCAACTGCGTGCTGCACATGGATACGGCACACCATGTATCGGCAGCTTGCGTGATAACAGGCTGGACAATCAATTCGGCGGTAGCTGACAAAGTAACGTTCGGGTTTGACTTCACCTGTAGCGGAACGCCGGTACTTGCGTAAATTGAATCAACTAAGTGGGGGGCCACGATGAAAATTATAGCGCAGTCGGGACTGAGATATATCCCGAAATGGAACAAGAACCGTAAACAGCCGGTGGAGGAACAGGTGGTAATTGAATGGAACTATCTGTCAGGTACAGACCGTGAGACTATATACGGTCTGAAGCCGATAGAGTTTGACACAGCATCCGGCAAGATGCAGGAGAAGATGATATTCCAGATAGACAATGTTGACCTATTGCGGAAATCTATCAAGGGTATTATCAATCTGGACATTGACGACGGCGATATACGACAGGCAACAGTTGACGATATATGTACAATGCCGGGCCTGGGCGGGTTGTATACTGAGTTGAAAAACTATTTCTCTGAACAGAACGCGGAGACAGAAAAAAAAAATTAGAAGACTGTTATATGCTTGTAAAGACTGGCTGGATAACACACATTGACACGGTGGTTGACAATCCGTTACCAGCATGGGCACCGGTTGTTAAGAAAAGGGCCCGTAACATCGGGACGGTGAAAGACCCGTACTATGTACAGGACGACGAGATGAAAGGTTTATTGAATGACCAGGGTATCACACGAAAGATTAACTTGTATATCCGTAGTAAAAAATGGGGGCTACCGTTTCCGGGGGGGTGGATGAACCAGCCTGCCTGGATAATGGAAGTGTTTGATATATTAGACAACGTCGAGGCAGCTCATGGCTAAAGAGCGACTACAAATAGAACTGATAGCAGACGCAAAGAAAGCTGTCAAAAACCTCAAGCAATATACAAAAGAAGCGAAGAAATCCGGCGATCAAGTCGGCAAACTCACAAAACTATTTAAAAACCATTTCGCAGGAATTGCAGCTGGGATACTTATTGCCCGAAAGGTTATTAAAGTTGTTGCAAACTTGACTGATGCGTATAAGGAACAGGAACTTGCCGTCAGGAGAATGGAAAGCGCCCTACGGGCTACAGGAACATATACTCCCACATTATCAAAAGAGTTACAGCAAATAGCAAGCGACTTGCAGGAGACTTCACGGTTTGGTGATGAAGCAACCTTACAAATGGCAGGGCTTCTGCAATCATTAGCAAAGCTGAATGGCGAAGGATTGAAACAAACTATTCCATTGGTGCATGACTTTGCTGAAGGCATGGGGATCGATCTGAATACAGCTGCCTCATTAATAGGTAAAACTCTCGGGAGTACAACAAATGCGTTAAGCCGATATGGTATTATTCTTGATATGACCGGAACGCAATCGGAGAAGTTAGAAGAATTGACACGAGCAGTTAATGATTCTTTCGGAGGCATGGCAGCTGCTATGGGCGACACGTATGCAGGACAAACGGCTCAATTAGGTAATGCATTCGGTGATCTGAAAGAAGAAATGGGAGAATTGCTCGGCGAAGCTATGCGCCCAATGATCCCTATTGTAAAGGAACTGGTGGTATCATATACAAACTATTTAAACATAATCAACGATGCCAGAAAAGCGAAACTGACATTACAGAAAGTAGAAGCTGGTGATATAAAACTGAGTCAACTACGGATAGAACAGTTGAACCAGGAAGTCACAGCAAGACAGTTACAGATACATGTTGACGCACTGGCAATAATGCAGAGACGTGGGAGTTTAAAGAAAACGCTTGCAGAAAAAGAACAATTAATAAAATCATTACAGGATGAAATGAAGGCGCGTTCTTTAAATATAAAAGGTTTGGAAATTATAGCACAAGAATATCAGGACTTGGTACCGGGAATAACCGAAACGATAACAACCAAAGAAGAAGAAAAGAAAATCGTAATAGAATCATCGGACGCATGGACACGATGGGCCGAAAGCGTGAAAGGTGCAACAGACGCAGCTATACAAGGACAAAAGAAAGAAATCAAAACATTGAAAGATTTAACCGACGAGACGTTCAAGGCTTTCCATGCTTCCAAAACATATAACAAGGAAACAAGAAGCGCTACTATCCCCGCTGTTCGCGACCTTGATGCTGAAATAAAACAGTTGCACAAAGACATGGAAGACCAGTCGGCCCTATTGGACACCGTTGCATCCCCGGCGCTGGAACAGTTCGCAATGGACTTGGGCGCAGCAGCCGTGGGCGCAGGTTCCGCAGGAGAAGCCGTCAGAGACCTTGCGAAGAATATGATAAGTGGGTTGCTGATAGCGATAGGTAAACAACTTATTGCGATGGCGGTATTGTACTTGCTGGCATTGCAGTTTGGTAAAGCAGCAGCAGCACTGGCTGGCGGTATCGCAGCGATAGCAGCTGGGAGCGCGGTGGCGAACTTACAACAGGGCGGTACAGTAAAACACTTACAGACCGGGGGCGGGTTCGGTGACAGAGTGCCAGCGATGCTTGAAGCGGGCGAGGTAGTGATACCGAAAGAAGTGGTGCAAAGCAACGCTGCCGGTATCGGTGCAATGCGAGGTGGTGAAGGGGGCGATGGACGGCCTATATTATTACAGATAGATGGCAAGACGTTGTTTCGATGGATGTATAAAGAGTCGGTTAATAAAAATATGACAATCAGTTCGAGAGCAGTTATATGAGAATATGGTACGACAACGAAGCTAACAAGGGTACGATAACGGCAGAGAGTGAAGAGACTGGGTACCCGGCAATTAACTTGCAGAACACGCAGTTGTCACGTACTACACGGTCGACAAACGTATCGTCTGTGCAGACGTGGGACTGGGACGCAGGCGCAGGGGTAACAATAGCCGGTGACAGCATATCGATACTCGGCCACAATATTTCTTCGGCAGCCACAGCGATACAGTTCATCATGGCAGCGACCTCGACATTCGCCGGGGCAACGACGAGCGTGGTGCTGACACACAACGCCGGGCTTATGTCAGCGTATTTCGCAGCGGACTCACAACGGTACTCGCGGGTGCTGATAGACGATTCGTCCAACAGCGACGAGTATATTGAGATGGGCGCGGTGTTCATTGCATCTTACTTGCACGTCACGGGCGGTGTGGGGGTTGATTTCCCGTTTCAAGTTTTGGACAGCTCGACAGGCGGGTACAGCAACACGGGCCAGTTCTTCGGCGACGAAGGCGACACGCTTGACCTTTACAGTTTCGCCATGCCGTTTATCAACAACGCTTTAAAGAAATCGTTTATAACGATGTTCAACGAGGTCAAGACAGTCAAACCGATAATCATGGACTTTAACGAGTCAGCGCACAGTTCTATACTGCCGTTGTATTGCAGATTTAACGAACCAATATCCTATAATCATATTCCGGTTCCAGTAAGTGGTACCGACTGGGACTTTCACTGGAACGCTTCGATATCGCTAAAGGAGATAAAATAATGGGCGGTGAACAATACGTATACACGGAAGGTGACGCAAGCTGGCTTGACACTTTCGGTGCCAGGATGGAACAAACAGCACACGGAATGAACGGCATAATATTAACAGAATACACAACGTCGGTAGTCTGTGCTATTGCTGCCGGGTCAGTAGTAGAGATTAACGGTGCAGTATTCCAGTTTTCAGCAGAGACTGCTATCACGGGAACACCTGCATCGGGAGTCAATTATATTATATGTTCGGTTACCGGAACGACAGCAAGCCCATACTGGGATCAGACAATATTTTCGACTTACGACACGGCAAAAGCGGGTTTATATACTGGGGCGTCTCGGTATGTAGCTGAATGCCATTATGGAGCTACTGGCGTGGACTATCTCGGAAAATATGTATACCCAGAAAGAACGAGAGACTTGATACGAAAACTCCCTATCGGTAATTGGGATATGCCTGCAACAGGAACAGCAGCTATAATTCACGGGCTCGGGACAGTAACGACATTTATAAGACAGGTTAATGTCCATATATATGGAGACTCCGATGCTTTTGCATACAACTTTAATTATTTAGCTACCTCTGCAACATCTGCTATTACACAATATGTTCAGATAAATGATAATCAAGTGAGGATTATTAGACCTGATTCACCACCCTTTACTTTATCATCATTTGATACATCGACAGGCTACAATAGAGGATGGGCTTATTTATGGTACGAGATATAAACAGCAGTAAGGTTTCAAGGTTGTTTTATACCATGCCCCGGAAGAAGGTTTTAATTGTTTGAAGGTGGTAACGATGGTTCACAGTGGTAAGATAATTGGAAGCGCAGGTTTAAGATAAGGGGCAGGGTATTAAAAAGTCAAATAAGGAAAACTTATATTATGGTTGTATTATAAATAAAACTTATAATGCTCATTGATAGGAAAGTAATATAAGCAAAACGTTATATTACTGACGGAAGTATAAGTATTATTTATACATAATAACAAAGATATACGGGGGACGGGATGGCAATAGAATATCCACAAGATTGTACGACACCAGCAGAAAGAACAGAGTATTCCTATCGGGCACAAGAGTTGTTGAGGTTAGACCACAATACAAAGAGCCAAGATTTTAAGGACAGTAAAATAAGTAAGAGTGAATGGGACACATACAAGGCAGATACGTTTGAACCAAAACAGGCAACGGTTATTGGAGAGATACTTAAACAAAGGGCATTACTAAAAGCGTCTACTAAATGGAACATAGACATAGGTGATATTTAATGGCATTGGAAGATTTCAAAAATGACTATATAGAATTAGACCCAGCGGCTTATATCAATGCTGATACAGCGAACACAAGGGTTGATTTTGTAAACATGATTACTAATGCCGAGATATACTTTTCTAAAGATTTTGGTGCAGCACACTTTGGTAATTATACTCATTTTATAGAATTCTATTTAGACGCAGCACCCGGGTCGTCAGCTAGCTTATGTGGGTATGCTGTCGCTGGAGATTTAGAAGGTATTGGGCCACAACTTGATGCTTTTCAGGTTCATTGGCAGGGTGAAAGTGCGCCAGTAACACAACGAATATACATTCAAGACCCGTCTGACGAAAGCGATGATCATTATAATGGTGCTTTAGACACATTGTACTATTTGAAAGTTATACGAAACGGCACGACTTGGTCGGTAGAGATTTACACTGGAGGCAAAGAGGATACGCTTGTAGATACAATCGCTACTACCGGAACTGCCACAGCTTTCAGATACATTCAGGCGGGACAGAATAATAACACTGGTGGTTCAAATAGGGACATAACAGGGTATATGCAAAACCTTGATTTACAGGAAGCAGCACCAGGTGGAACAGATAGCACAGTATTATTACAGCACATGGCCCGGTTAAGGAGGTCAGCGTAATGACAGATTTAAAAGTAGCAGCAGCGACAGTGACGATACCGATAGGCCCGTTTATTACGAGCGACGGCACAGCAGTAACGGCATTCACGTTGTCGGCAGGGGATATACAGCTAAGTAAAAACGGCGGTGCATACGCATCGAAGAATCATCCAGCGTCAGCGGTACACATGGCAAACGGATGGTTCGGATGTTTGCTGGACGGGACAGATGCAGGGACGTTGGGACAGCTTGATTTACACGTCACAGCAGCCGGGGGCGGTACAGGAAAACTGCCTGTTTGGAAAGAACTTGCTGTGGTAGCATCGAATTACTGGGCAATAAAATATGTTGCTGACTACGGTGTAGCACAGGGGTCGGTTGTCGCAGGGGTGGCACAGGCTTCTACGGTCACCGGAGTCGCACAAGCGAGCACAGTGGCCGGGGTTGCGCAGGCGAGCGCGTTAGCGGTTATCGATACGAATTACGCACAGGCTTCAACCGTTGCCGGAGTTGCTCAAGCGTCGACAGTAACGGGCGTTGCTCAAGCGTCGGCACTGGCGGTTATAAATACGAACTACGCACAAGCGTCAACAGTGGCAGGCGTAGCACAAGCCAGCGCCACGACAGCGATATTAGCGAAGTTCCCGGTAAGCGTTGTATCAACGGTCACAGACGGGGCTCAAGCAACAACTGTGGCGGGAGTCGCGCAGGCGTCGACGTTGGCAACAGTAAACGGACAGTTTCCGTTATCGTATGTGACAGCTATCGGTACAGCATCGCATCTTAATTCACTGACTACGGTTGACGGAGTGGCTCAGGCTACGGCGTTGGCTGTTATAAATACAAACTATGCGCAAGCAAGTACGGTGGCCGGGGTCGCTCAAGCAACGGTATTGACGACAGTAACAAATAAGTTTCCGATATCCGTGGTCACGGTGGTCGAGTCATTATCAACTGCTGATTCAATAAAATCTTACTTCCCAGTCAGTGTAGTATCAACAGTAACAGACGGGGCGCAGGCAACCACAGTTGCAGGAGTAGCACAGGCGACGTCAATATCAGCTATCGGGCCCGCACGGGGTGTCGAGATTGCTGACTTCCCGTTCTTCATGAAACTTGCATCGGACAGCATTACACCGGCCTCGTCGTTGAACCCGGTGGGGTTTATCAAAAAGGATTCCGGCACGCTGGTGTCGCTTACTAACGCGGTCGCTGAAATATCGTCTTACGGTATGTACGTTGTTACGGTGACGTCTACTGAGATGACAGCAGACAAGGTGACTCTGATATTCACGGCAGCCGGTGCCGATCAAGTTGATATTATAATTATTACGACATGATAATACAATTCAGAGCAGGGCCCATGGCACAACCCCAGGTATACTTTGACCTGGGTTTTGCATATCACGTCTACTCATTGATCGGGGTGGAGATTATAACTCCGGGGGTGACGGTACAGACTATCGAGGGCGTGGTGCGGTTTATATTGAAAGACACCACGACCGTGAGCGATATATGCGACGACCGAATATACTGGCTTAAAACACCACAGAAACCTGAGCTTCCTTATGTAGTGTTCGGGTCGGGCAGCGACCCACACGACGCACTTTATATGTCGCTTGACGGGTCGAAAGCAAAGACCGGCCAGCGACGTTTTCAGTTTACCTGTGTGTCGGACGACAGCCTTGAAAGCCTGGAATTACAGCACCAGGTAATGAATACATTACGATGGGCACAAGGCACGACATACGGGTTCACTATTGAGGTGATCACGATGGCAGATATGCGACACGATATATCACCGGAAACCGATCTGTACGAGAACCAGGTCGAGGTTAATGTAGAATATTACGAGGCGTAAACGATGGCAGATGCAGCGTGGTTAGACTGGGCGTCACAGGCAGTCAGCGAAAAGATTGTATTAGTCGACATGGATATCGGTCGACTGCAGGAAGCGTGGTATAATGCGCGGTCGTCGGTATGGGGTCATAAGTTTTTCACGTTCAAGAATACTTCTCATGCTCTCGGCCAGGGCAATCTTGGTTACGGCAGCCTCGGAGGGTCAGGAACGTTCGAGTCAGGGAGCAAGTCTTACCCGCGAGCAGTAGGGTCGGCGGTTGTTGACAACACGAATTTAACAGAGCAAGGGTCGCTTGCATCGGTACAGACGAACATCAATTCATACTGGTACGATTTCGATACATCAAACTTTTATATACATTGCGCTGATCACAACGACCCGGCGATATTCACAGTGGTGCTCGGTCTTACTATGGCACTATCTAACAAGGCTATACACATCAACGGTGGATATTACGAACCACGGCTGCTGGGCATACCGACATTATCAAAAACGAAAGACCCGCTGTTCTTCGGTATCATCAAGCACGACGGCGGGGCTGTTGAACTGGACAACCACGATGGGTTCTTCGACAGCATCACCGACGATTTTATATTCGGTCGACCTATTGAGATACGGTACGGCGGGAACTATCACGACCTCATAATGCCGTTTGCAAACTATCGGCAGGTGTTTACCGGACATATCGAAAACAGCACACACACATGGGAGACGTTTTCTGTTGACGCAGTACACAACATTAAACGTCTGGCACGGACGATCCCGGTACGGAAATATAATCAGACAGACTTCACAGACTTACACGACGACGACCTCGGTAAACCACGGCCTATTTCATACGGACAGATATATCATGCAGAGGTAGTTTGTACGAACAAGGACGCCGGGTCAGGGCCTTGGACGTTCGAAGTAGCTGACACCACAGACCATGCGTCAGGTATTATGTCAGTGACGACAGTTTATAAAGATGGGGTATCGATAGCGATAGACTCGCAGAGCGTGGCTGGCGGGACGGTCAACGTGGCTGACGCTAACTACAAACCGCTTGCAACCGACCGCGGGTCGGTATGGACAGCTGACTTCTCAGGGTACCAAGAGGGCGGTGCGATGATAACGAACTGCTGCGACGTGATAAAAGACCTTAACGCAGTGTACGCTGATATACCGTTCGCGTCAGCAACATACAATGTGGTAGAGTGGGACGCACAGGCTGTGAATGCACTTGACTGCGCTCTGTATATCAACGACGAGCTCAATATTGAGGACGCTATTGAGCAGTTAAGTTTATCAAGTTTCGGTGACTTCATTGAGATCGACGACGGCCGGTTCACGTTCCGTATCATCGACCTGTCGGCACCGGCAACCGAGACTATCGGCAAGAGCATGATATCAGGATCACCGTCAGCATACCATGATGGGACGTTGTTTTTATCGTCTTGCAAGATCGGGTATAAGAAAGACTGGAGTCGTAGACAGTTCCGGTGGTTGAACGAGAACGATGAAGAGGACGATATCGCCACGAAGTCAGGGCGCCGGAGTGAAGAGAAGTTTGAAACGCTGTTGACGAACACCACAGACGCGCAGACTTTGGCAAACCGGTTCATGGCTTATTACGGTAAGATACGGCCTGACGTAACGATCATGGTCCCGATAGAATATTCTGACTTCGAGATCGGTGATATCAAGAACTTTGATACATCACGGTTCGACGGTACACCGTTCCTCGGTACGATCACTGTAGAGATAATTGAGATCACAAAACATATCGGGGTTGATGGTGGTGACAGTGTTGGGCTGACGGGGTTGGTAATATGAGCAGTTTGACTGAGACATCTTATGTTATATTGAAGGGACGCATGATAAAGAAGACGCCGACGAAACATCCTGTGCGGTGCCCTTATGCAAAGATAATTTGTAAATATGCTATCGTTATCGGTGACTATGCGATAGACTACGGCAAGGACGGACTATGGCCTTAGACGAAACTATTCCAGTTGACGGCGACGGTGAGACTTTTGGGGTGCTGGTATGCGAGCTTGCAGAAGCGATACGCACACTGCGGACAAACCTGAACGATGGCGAGCTGAATTATGTGGGGGCTGTTGGTAATGTTGGTGTAGGAATTGCAACCGGAACTATCAAGTTGGATGTGCTCGCAAAGTCAGGCATGTCTGCCATCGGTGGATTCTGTATTAAGCTGACAAATGAATCAGGTAACCCGAGCGTTGCCGGTGATATAGTTGAAACCTCAACAACTGCTGATGCCGTGGATTTGGCAGACGCTTCAGCCTTAGACCCGATAGGAGTTTTTTTAGAAAGCGGGGTGGCAGACGGGGCCGAGGCTTGGATTGTTGTAGGCGGTATCGCTGACGTTCACATGGACGCCGGCGGTTGTGCTGTACATGACAGAATTATTACAAGTGCGACGTCAGGCAGGGGTGATGTAAGTAATTCCCCTGCTGTGGCAGAACACTTTCAGGAAATCGGGCACGCGATTGAAGTCGCTGCTGCCAACGGGACAGCACGGTGTGTACTACATTTCTTATAAGAGGCTTGACATGGAACTCAGTGATTTTCACATGTTGAAAAACTTCCACGTAACCGAAAAGGATATCTATGGCCGGTTGATTATTGAAGACCTTGAACGTATCGAAGAACAGTTGATGATCAAGGTGGACGCTATGGTCAGCACGGCAAAGGAATATTTTGGCTCGGACGCAGGGCAGTTTATTGTACATTCGATAGTGGCCGGGGCTCATACACCGGGTAGCAAACATTTCACCGGCGAGGCTATGGATGGACACTTCGCAGGGCTGAACTTATATCAAGCGGTGATGGTGGCATTAAAAGCAGGCTTCCGTGGGATAGGGTATTACCCATGGTGGAACAGACTCGGTATACATGTAGACATACGCTCACAGGCCCATACAAGCGTGTGGGCGAGCTTTTCGACCGGGGCCTATGAATATGATTACGGAATAGTAATAGAACGTTTGTTGATGTACGCTGATTTCTGAGGGCGTTATAAATAGATGCGCATCAAAGCCTGGGGGAAGGCCCTCTCTCTCAGGCGAAAATCTAATTTAAGGGGGGCGTTATGCCAGCGATTCTTATGTCAATAGTAACTGGTATTGTGGGGGTGATACTGAAAAGACTGTCACCTATCGTTAAGGAAGCGATTGACGACTTTCTCGACAAGCTGGAAGAGAAAGCGAACACCACGAAGAACACGGTCGACAACATGCTTGTGGATTTCCTGCGGGAGATTCTACAGCCAGACGGCGATCCTGACGACTGAACAACCGGGGCTTCGGCCCCGGAACATTACACGGAGGACGGTATGACAGACGGACAACTTAAAGACTTTATTACGTTGACAGCGAAAGACACAGCACACGAATGTGTCCGGGAGTTTCGAGCAACATTGGACTGTAATAAAAACGATGACCGCATCGGTGACCTTGAGCAGACGGTAAACAATGGCATCAAAGACCGGGGCGTCGAGAACACGAAGTCAATAAAACGTATATGGAAGTTTGTTACATTCACGTTAATAAGTATTATATTCGTAGTCGTCGGGAGCGTGGCAGCAGCCATATTCACCTGACTTTTTTTCATTTATTCATTCTCCTACCCCACGGGACTCGCCTGTGGGGTTATTTTATGCACTTTTTCTAATAATTATATAAAAAAGAGTTGACAAATATATATAATAGTGCGATACTATTATTATGTTCAATAAAAGGGGGATGGTATGACAGATGAAAATTTGCAGAAGGCCACAGAACAGCTTGGCATTGTTAAAGCACTTCGAGATAAATGCGAGATCGTGAAAGGCGAGCCGGGCAGTTACTCGGAAATAAAGTATGAGCATAAAGAGCGAATCAAGACGCTCTATATAAACGGCGAGCCTAAACTGCAAGCGGTTTTTTGCGAGATTGCCCGGAAGTATTACAATCTTAAACTTGAAATCGAAGAGAAGAAATACAAATCAATGTAGGGAGGACAGAATGAACAAGGATACCAAGATTAAGATCACGTTACAGTTTGCACATGAGATGAAAAACTTTTACAACTGGGAGCACATGAAAGACGCACCGGTTAAACCTGAGACTGTCGCAAAGGTTATGGACTCGGTTACTGAATTACTGAGCGAAGAATGCGACGAGGACACGATTGAAGTGAAAGAGTTGAAAGCTGAGATTGACCGGCTGGAAACTATCGAGCAGGAAGCCGAGTACATGAAGAGCGAACTGGACGAGTGTCATCACCAGAACTATTGCAAAGAACAGGACGATATGATAAAAGATGATATTCATAGGACGTTCATCGATGTTTGACACGTACACCGAACAGTTTGTTTTATTCACATGCGAGGGCTGTGGCCTTGAATCCGACGTTAATCAACACTACGTCGGGGGCCACGTTTATTGTAACGAATGCTATAAAAAGGGGGTGATAAGCAGTGAAACAAATAGGACTGAGACTGAGCGAGGATTTGATAAACAGGGCGAAAACGTATGTCAAAAAGGTACAGCACGAAAGGACGTATTCGCTTGGGGAACTGGTAAGGGTATCACTGGAAACGTATCTTTACTCAAAGGGAGAGAAGAAGGATGAAGAAACGGGATAGATCAATTCAGTTTGTAACGCGATGCGGTTGGTGCGATAAAGAAATGAAACGAGAAACAATGGAGTCAAATATTTATATACATGATGTAGTATCGCACGGTATCTGTCGCAGATGCAAAAGAAAATTACTAAGGGAGAACAGGAATGACAGAAAAGGTGAATGAAGTAATGGTTGCCCCACAAAACGGGGTATCTGCCGAGGCGTTAATATCACAGGCGATAGACAAAGCAGTACCGGTGGAGACGATGGAGAAGTTGCTGGCTATGCGCAGGGAACTGAAAGACGAGCAGGCACGGGAAGCGTTTGCGCGGGACTTCGCAGCGTTCCAGGGAGAGTGCCCGGTCATCACAAAAAGCAAAGGTGTATTGAACAAAGACAAGAAATCGATACGGTATCATTATGCACCGCTTGACGACATTGTGTCACAGGTGCAGGGGTTGTTGAAGCAGTACGGGTTCAGTTACACGATACAGACCATCAATGAGAAAGACCCCGACGGTCAACGGTCAGTTTGTACGGTACATCATGTCGAAGGGCATAGCCGGTCATCGGAGTTTTGGGCACCAGTTGACCACGAAGCGTACATGAGCGACCAGCAGAAATGGGCAGCAGCCAGTACCTACGGCAAACGGTACGCGTTCTGTAACGCGCTGGGCATCCTGACAGGCGACGGGGACAGCGACGCACAAGACGCTGGGAACGGGAACGATGCCCCGCCGAAACGTAACGGGAACGACCAGGACAAGGCGTTACGCAAACAGATATTGAAAGATATTAGCGACCCACATTTCACAGGCGAAATAAAGTACAAAGGAGAGATACACGTCTTAGATACATTCAGACGGGAAATAAATGTCTATCTCTCACAGAAAAATATACCGTTAAGTGAGTTGATAACGGGCGCAGAAAGGGTGGCTGAAATGTTACAGATAGCTTGCATGGACGCAGAAGACGAGCCGGTAACGGTCGAACCGACAGCCGAAGGGCAGCTGAGCGAGGTAGCAGATGTATTTGATGGCGATATAGTTACTACTGAAACATTATTCGATGACTTAGGAGATAGCGCAGTAGAAATTGAAAAGGAGGGTAACTTAAGTGGATAAGACTATCGAAGAGATCATCTTCGGCGCAGAGGGCGTTGAGATGGAGCCGGAGAAGTTCAAGGTAACATCGTTACAGTCAGCAAGCTGGTGCATGGCGAAAGCGTCAACGGCAGCTGGCAAGATAGCGAACGCACAGGCTATGCACCTTGAAGCTATAAGCCGGATAAACGCATGGTTTGACGAGTACACAGCACCGCACGTGGCGACGATAGCAGCAATGGAAATGTTCCTGGAACCGTGGGTACGTGACGAGGTGGCTGACACGAAAAGCAAGTCGGTTAAACTGCCGGGTGGTTCCGCAGGGTTCCGGGCATCACCTGACTCGGTGGTAATACCCGACATGGACAAGATGGTAGCCGAAGCGAAGACGCACGGTATCGATATACAGACGAAAGAATCGGTAAAGAAGAACGATATCAAATCGTACATCAAGTCGCAGGGCGTGGTACTGGACAACGCGTTTCTTGTACAAGGCACCGAGAAGTTCTATGTCAAGGTGAAGGAGGGTACCGATGAAGTTTCAGACGGCAGTAAATAAGCTAAAGAAGATGGCGAAAGGTAAACATTGTGCTATTCAGTATGAATTATGTATCCATCATAATGGCAAAGAGGTCGCCGAGTGTTGCCTCTATATTGACGGTACAAAATGGTACTCAGCAAAGACATGGCATAAGGCATTTCATTTATTAGAAAACCCTCCTGTCGAGCCAGACGACGATGAAGCCCCGGAGGGTGACAATGAAATACAAGTGTAGGTACATATATCATTCAGATACGTTCATTATAGCTGACGACGAATCAAAAGCGTATTACTACGACATGAAACAGTACAAGCCTGACGACCAGCTGACCATCGAGGTAAAGAAATACAAGCCGGTACGCACGCTGACACAGAACGCGTTCTTCCACAAGACGGTGGGGTACCTGGCGTTCAAGCTGGGTATGGATGCTGTTGACGTCAAAGAGGGCATCAAAAGCATGTACGGTTATAAAATGAGGGTTTATGGGGGCGACTTAATACCGAAACCGTCCAGTCAATGCAACAAATTTGAAGAAATGTCGGCACTCATCGAGGGGTGTTTCCGTGAGGCTGGTGAGCAAAGCATCGACATGAGAGACTACGTACTACAGTGGGAACGCTTCAAGAAAGAACGCAAGAAAACGCTTGACAAAAACGCAGATAACGTTTAATATTTAGCATGAATCATTAACAAATTACATGGAGCCAGACCATGAAATCAAATAACAAAGAGAGTACATCGGGGCTTTATCCTGGATATATTTCAGGGTATCTGGCAGGCCCCGGTGTACTCTTTTTTATTGGAATGACAGCCATTGATCTGACCAACCCACACCGCCCGATAGGTCAGTCCTTTAACGGTTTGGCAGCCAGTACGCGAGGGTAGGAGAGGGCGGTTGCAATACTAATATTTTTATTGGGGGGGATGAATGGATAATACAAAAGTAATACAAGAACAGCATGAGAAGTTAACAGGGTTAGTATTGAATGGTGATATTGACTATCTTATATCCGAAGTGTATCGATTAAGAAACCTCGTTAAAATGTCTTATGAAGAGGGGCATGGAGACGCATTATATAATAATGGATGGTGGGAACAATCAAAAAGTATAAAGTTAATTATCACATAAAACAGAGGGCAATAAAACAACAGGGGGAATGAATGAACTGTGAATACGTAAGAGAATATTATGGAGTGCCTGCGGAAATAGGCAGGCGGGTTGAATATAAAGGTCGTAGAGGTATCATTTACAAAGAAGGGTATAACTATGTCGCCGTTAATTTTGATGATATGAAACCGGGCCGAACATTGAATATACACCCGACCGAACCCGATCTTGAATATTTGGGTATGGGAACTATAAGGAAAATGTCTCAATCACAAAAAAGATATCAAGAGTATTTAAGTTGTGACTATGGACTTTCTTTCGCTGAATGGTTAGGAATAAAATGAATAAACGTGGATATAGTAAATTAGAATGGGCGAAACTTTATTATGACAATTGTACTAAAAAGGACAATGAAATAAACCAATTGAAAGCTATAATAAATAACATATATGATATGTTAAAGTTTGAAACAACGCATTCTGCTAAGGTGATAGTTGATGTTATTAAGGAATACAGAGGGCAATAAAACTATAGAGAGGTAGGCGTATGCAAAAGATTAACTTTACAATGGTACCGAACGAGATTATTGACGAACATTTAAGTGAGTTGACCGGGGCAGAGATCAAGATACTATTGGCTATATCACGGAAGACTATTGGCTGGCACAAGGACACAGACTGGATATGTAATCAGCAGATGATGGATATTACAGGGCTTAGTAAGAAAACGGTAATAATGACGATATCATCTCTAATATTCAAAGGGCTTATAGTACAAGACAGAAAGGGTGGGAAGGGCAAAGAGAAACTGTATTATGAACTAAGTTTTGAAGAGGGGTGTAAAAAGGTTACGGGGGGGGTAGTAAAAAGTACACCGGGGGAGTGTAATAATGTAACCCACAAAATAAACACAACAAAAGATACTATACAAAAGAAAAAGGATATTGTGCCCCAGCAAGTATTAAACTACTTCAACAAGACTACAGGAAAGCATTTCACAACTATTAATAAATATATATACGGTCGTATTAACGACGGGTTTACTTTGGACGATGCACAGAAAGTTATAATGTTTAAATGGCTTGAATGGAAAGACGATGATAAGATGAAGATGTATATAAGGCCGAGTACATTATTCGGGCCGGCCCACTTTGAAGAATACTTGATGGACGCTAACGAAGGGCTGGGACGTATGCAACACGACGCGTACCGCGAATGGATGGAAGGGTTTTGCGAGGATGCCGAAGAGTTGTTGAATGACGACGAGCGCATGGCGTTGCACGTACCGACACAAAAGGAGTGGGAGAATGGCGAAGCGAAAGATATACAGAGAATTCTATCACACAGTAGTTAACCCGGAGTATCCTGACGGACACCTTGAGGTATTCTTCGACAACGAGCAAGGTAAGTGGATACCGCGTGGGCTGTACAATAAAAAGCTGGCAGATGGTTACGCACCTGAAACGATATGGATAAAGTTTGCTAAGGCACCGCAGTTTAAGAAAGAGCCTGCCGTCAATAAGAAAAAAATATACAACATGGCCGAGCTGATGAAACACGCGTACACGGTACTTAACGCCAACCAGAAAGCCGAGTTCAAAAGCCAGTTCAAAAAGGGTATGAGCGTTGACGAAAAGATACTATGTTTCCCGGAAACGTTCCGTCCGATATTCAGGCTGATGCACCTACACGAAAACAAGCTGTGGGGTACTGCGAAGTGAGACCGATAAGAATAAGTAAACTAAAGTCAACATCATGGAAGAGGGTGTATATGAAACAGGCATTTAGCGACGATACACGGGAATATATCTGGGAACGGGCTCATCACACTTGCGAGCTGCAGGCAGCGAAATGCACGTTCACGCAAGGATGCTCACCGCACCACATTATTGCCAACACGAAAACTAACCGCAGGGTACACGGCAACGACGTAATACAGTCAGCACGCAACGGGGTGCTGCTGTGTCACAGTTGCCACGAACGGCACTCATATATTTACAGGGGTTTACGGGATGACTGAGAGAATATTGATAGCTTGTGAAGAAAGCCAGGCAGTCACAAAAGAATTACGCCAGTTAGGATATAAAGCATATTCCTGTGACGTATTGCCTTGCAGTGGAGGGCATCCTGAGTGGCATCTTCAACAGGACGTTGACCCGTTGCTTAAAGAAGAATGGGATATGATAATAGCGTTTCCACCTTGTACTCATCTATGTGTAAGCGGAGCGAGGTGGTTTAAAGAGAAATATGTTGATGGCAGACAACAGCAGGGTATAGACTTTTTCATGTTGTTTGCTAATGCCGACTGTGCTAAGGTGGCAATAGAGAACCCTGTCGGGATAATGTCAACGGAGTGGAGAAAGCCGGACCAGATAATACAGCCGTGGCAGTTCGGGGATAATTATCAGAAGACTACTTGTTTATGGCTGAAAGGGCTGCCGAAGTTAATACCGACAGATATTGTGGACAGAGGGGAGGTCGTTACCTTTAAGAGCGGAAAATCTATGACAAAATGGTATGCCGATACATTAAGACTCCCGCCTGAAGAATGGTCAAAGATAAGAAGTAAAACGTTTCCGGGGATAGCGAAGGCGATGGCTGACCAATGGGCTGATGCTGTGGTTGATGAGCAATTAACACTATTCGGAGCATAATATGACTGAGCAATACTACTACGCCGTGATATATTTTTGCCGTGTAATGTTACCGATAGCCTGGTGGCGGTGGTGTGTGATAGTGTACACTTATCCGCTGTCGTTTATATCGTTACTGCTGGTTTGCATACTGATATTAATATTGATATCAAAGATACGGCACACGACAGTAACGGTAATAGAGGGCGACGAGATACATAACTTAATAAGAGCAATGAATGAGCCTATAAGTTCGGACACAAATAAACGGGGTGCTGTAAATGTTGATGGATGATAGGGGCCGTGGCGTTGCCCGGCTATCACACCTTATTGAAAAAGTGTTGAATAACAGTTATCAGCAGTAGTGTGAAAACGAGAGCATTAAATATTGTGGCAGCACCCCAGGGGGATTGGATGGATAGGTTTGAAGAGATAAAAACTATGGACCATGATTCGGAATTTGGGAGTGAAGAATATGAATGGCTTATATCAGAAATAGAGCGGTTGAGGAAGGCGTTGCAATACATATTGATAATGTCAGACGATGACAGAGTAAATACTAAAGCCAAACAAGCATTAAAGGGGGATTGAATGAACGTACAAGACGGTAACGACATGAGACGCAGGTACGAAGAAGGTGAACGGATGGTAGGCATAGCTGCGCAGTACGGTGTATCGGTATCAACAGTGCACCGGGTGATACAAGGCAAAATAGTATTGTACGATAAACAGCCTGGACAACACGGGCGGGCGTTCGGTGCCAAGAACGCAACAACGCACGTTAAGCACGGCTTCGACCCATTGCACCTGGTAACGAACTTCGAGTTTGACATGAACTACAAAGACATGGCGGATTACGAACACACACGGCACGGCCAGCGTAAGCCCGATATCAATAGGCTTAAAGCGTGGGAAAGGGGGCTTGTATGATCTACGATGATTTCTTAAAAAGCAAGATGGAATTAAAAATGGACAACGGATTCACGATTGACCAGAAATATATCAACCCGATTTTGTATGATTTTCAGCGGGCAATTGTAGCCTGGGCAATACGCAAGGGTCGGGCTGCTGTATTCGCTGATTGTGGGCTGGGTAAAACGTTTATACAGTTGGAATGGATTAACCATATTTTAGAGCATAGAGGGGGACAGGGGTTAATAGTAGTTCCGTTGTCGGTAGCGGAGCAGACGATACAAGAGGCTGATAAATTAAATCTTAAAATAGAATATTGTAAAACACAGGATGATATTGCAAACAGGATTTCAATAACAAATTACGAGAGATTGAAAAACTTTGACGGGACTACATTCAATGCGGTGGTATTAGATGAATCGTCAATATTAAAATCTATCGGGGGTAAGATTAAAAGCCAAGTGATAGAAATGTTTAATGATGTAGAATATAAACTATCATGCACAGCGACGCCAGCACCGAACGATATATCAGAGATGGCGAACCAGGTGGCGTTCCTGGGGATTATGAGCCGGGAAGAAATGCTATCGAAATATTTTGTACATGATGACATGGTATGGCGATTGAAAGGGCATGCAAAAAAAGAGTTTTATAGGTGGATGGCGGGGTGGTCCGTGTTTATGAGAATGCCTTCGGACATAGGGTTTGATGATGATAAGTTTATATTACCGACATTAAATATAGGGGCAATATATACAGACGAAGAATATGTGCCGAGTGGAGAGTTGTTTCCTGTGATGGAACTAAAGGGAATAGGGGGTCGGATTAAAGAACGGAAAGTGTCTATTGATGCAAAAGTCATCACACTATCCGAAGAGATAAATAATAGTGATTGTCAATGGCTGGTATGGTGTGGCCTGAATGAAGAGGCTGATAAACTTAATAAATTAATTGATGATAGTGAACAGGTGAAGGGGTCTGATAACCCAGAATATAAAACACAGACTATGTTAGATTTCAAGCATGGCAAATTAAGAGTATTTATCACTAAACCGAAGATCGCAGGGTTCGGGATGAACTTCCAGAACGCACACAAAATGGCGTTCATTGGATTGTCAGATAGTTATGAAATGTACTATCAATGTATACGTCGGTGCTGGAGATTCGGGCAGGATGAATCCGTCGATGTTGAAATAGTATTATCACCGGTAGAGCGTGTAATATTAGGGAACGTAAAACATAAAGAATCTGAGGCAGCAAAAATAATAAATGGAGTGATAAAAGAAATGAGCGACTTCTCTAAGGATGAAATAAAGAAAGGAACATCGAGCCATATAGAACATTATTATACTGAAAGCAAGAAAGGCAAAGATTGGGAATTATGGCTGGGTGATACGGTAGAGACAATAAAAGAAATACCGGAAAATCACATTGACTTCTCAATATTCAGCCCGCCGTTTGCGCAGCTTTACACGTACTCACCGAGTATGAGAGACTTGGGTAATGGTAGGTCAAAGGCAGAGTTCTGGAAACACTTCGATTACATGATTCCAGAACTAATGAGAATAATAAAAGAGGGTAGAATAATAGCAGTACATTGCGCACAGTTGGCGACGACATTAGTAAGTGATGGATATATCGGGCTGTATGATTTTAGAGGGGATATCATAAGACAGTTTAGCAAGTCAGGACTTGTATATCATGGTGAGGTTTGCATTGATAAAAACCCACAGTCACAGGCTATAAGAACACACGCAAAGGGTCTACTATTCGCACAACTGAAAAAGGATAGTTCATGGTGTAGGCCGGGACTTGCAGATTATATAGTATTGTTCAAGAAACCAGGAGAGAACCAAGAACCTATTGAAAATGGGCCAGGGTTGGAAGTTGATAACGATGAATGGATTAGACTGGCTCATCCTATATGGTACAATATTAAAGAAACCAATACATTGAATAGACGAGAGGCCAGAACAGAAGATGATGAAAAGCACATGTGCCCGCTTCAAGTTGAAACTATCCACAACGCCTTGATGTTATGGAGCAACCCAGGCGATTTAGTATATTCTCCGTTTGCAGGGATAGGCAGCGAAGGTTATCAAGCACTGTTGGATAATAGACGGTTCCTGGGATGTGAACTTAAAAAAGAATATTATGATGTAGCTGTAAAGAACTTGAACAGAGCGTCAGTGAAAAAGGTGGAAGATAAGCAAACCTTATTTACTTGACATAATAATAGATAATATTTATAATTCATTGCATAAACCAATGGCATGGCAAAAAGGACAAAGTGGCAATCCGTCAGGCAAGTCGAAAACAAAAGGTCGACCGATGAGCGGGACTACAATGATTGACATCTTCGAGGGTATACTTGCCGGACGTCAAAAAGAATATCCAAGCACACCTAAGAAACAAACCTGCCTTAAACTACTATCGGCTATGCGTAACGGCGAGCCGTGGGCTATCAGAGAAATACTTCACATGACTATGGGAATGCCAATAGCGAAAACAGTATTAACAGGTTCAGACGAAGGGCCGGTACGTTTAATTATACAGGGGGCAGGTGATGGGAATAGGGCCGATGGGATTAACGGTGGACCCGGAGGAAGCGATAAGGGACTGGATGAAACTAATGAGGGCGGTGAGTAAATATGCCAATAGAGAAGCTGGAAGCGACGATGGACAAGAGGCAACTGAGGGACCCGGTGGTACTATACAACATGATACGCAAGATTAACGAGATAATTGATGCCATTGACGGACGAAAGAACTTTCGTAACGAACCCGCTGCAAGCAAAAGCGTGGGAGTTGCTACAAAGAAATGAATTGAAGTACGTGCTATTGGACGGGGGCGCGAGGTCGGGCAAGAGCTGGATAATTGCTATCCACATGATCAATATTGCTCTTGAGTTTCCGAACACTCGGCAGCTGGTAGCACGGTTTCGGTTCAACACGGCGAAGAAGACTATATGGATGCAGACGTTCTTGCCGTTAGTGAGAATGATATTGCCTGGATCAACCGATTGGTATCACGTCGCTGATGGGTACATCGAGTTTAAAAACGGGTCTGAAATATGGCTGGGGGGCTTCGATGATAAGCAAAGAACAGAAAAGATTCTCGGTAGCGAATATAATAATATCTATCTTAATGAGGTGTCAGAACTCTCTTATCTCATCCCGGAGATGGCTCTTCCCCGGCTGGCCATTAAAACGCCCGGACTTGTCAACAAGGCCTTTTTCGATTGTAACCCGCCGAGCCCTCTGCACTGGATACACAAACTATTTTATGATGAGGTTGACCCACGCACGGGAGAACCTGTCAAGAGGCCGGAACTTTACGGGAAACTTAAACTTAATCCAATTGATAATATCGACAATCTTCCTGATAACTATATTGAAGATACTCTGGATATTTTACCGCCTCGCGCCAGGGCCAGGTTTCGGGACGGACAGTACGTCAAAGCGGAAGGTGTAATCTATGAAGGGTTCGACGAGAAGTGCCTTATCGATAGAGACGCTATTCCTGTATGCGAGTTTTACACGGTCGGTCTTGATTTCGGTCTTAACATGGCTGCCGTGCTGGTTGGCTGGGCAGGCGACCACGTTTATGTCCTGGCTGACCACGGTGCGTACAATGATACGGCGTCGGCGTTTAACAAGGATATTAGAGAAGATAGATGCTGGGATGAATACAACTATATCGCATACTGCGACCCGTCAGGAGGTGAGAGAATTCAAGAAATCACTAATGGCGATAAAGCGAACAATTCCGTTGAACCAGGTATCGATTACATCAATACCAAAATCGAGCGCGGTGAGTTCCACGTGGCGAGGGGATGCAACGGGGTGCTGATGGAGATAAACGATTATATACGCGACGAGAAAGAACGTATCGTCAAGACAAACGATCACTACATGGACGCAATGAGGTACGGTATATTCAGCCGGGTGTCAGTGCCGGTACAAATATTTTTATAGGGGGATGATATGCCAGGGATTGAGGAAGCAACAAGCGGGTATGAACTGAGTTTAATATTTTATATACCGGGTGCGTTATTATTTCTGATATTGGGGAGCTCGATATTATGGGCCACATGGGATATTAAAGCATGGGCAATTACTATGGGATTCATAGGAGTATGGGGTATTCCGAGTTTGATAGTAATACCACAGATAATTAAAATGATGATAACTGATGGATGGTAAAAGGGGGCATTATGAAAACTGAGTTCTTAAAAGGGTTTCCGTCATACGACGATTACAAGAGCGACCCGAAACCGTCGAACGAGATATACCGGCAGTTCGTGTTTGACTACTTCGAGATGTACGGAATAACGATGCCGGAAGATTTGGGCGTGCAGTACTGCCATAGCGACGATGTTTTGAAAACGTCACGGTATCAGTGCGAGACTGGACGGCAAACAGCTGACGGTACGTGGTACAAGTCGGGTATATGGAACTGTGGCGACGCGTATTTTGTAGGCGACGACAAGCGAGGGTACTTGATATCAACAGCGGTCATGCGTGCGTGGTCCGATATGGACGGGCTGGCGAACAAAGAAAAGGACGGCGTGAAGTACCTGGAGCTGGCACGAATGATGTTGATGCAGAACGCAGTAATGATGACAGGGTTTCGTATACTGATGATACCCGACGACGCACGTGTATTGCAGGGCGCAGGGCCGACGATGCGTGAGCAGAACAAAGATGCACAGGGCAATGTTATAAAATAATTTAAGGGGGATGATATGACACAGATAGAATATTTCGGGTCAGGCTATGGCTGTGTATCCATTCAGGATCAGATGAATAAATGGATGGCAGAACACCCTGAATACGAAATAAAACACATTGAAGATTTACCGATACAACATTTACATAATGGAGCGCATCATAGTTCCAAAATCATTTATGAAATAAAAAATCAATAAGGGGGTAGCACATGAAGAAAGTTTTAATATTGGTAGCGTTGTTTGTTTTCGCAGGGGGGCTGTTGTTTGCAGGGCCTATTGAATGGGGTGGATCGTTTACGTTTAAGCTGGGGGCGAACCCGCGCAACATATCGTTTGACCACACGGCACCGGGGGAGTTCGCTGATATTAGTGCGGACTTCGAGGTGCAGATTGACGAGACAAACTTACTGCACACGTCGGTGGGTGGTACTGATGGAATATCAGTCGGTGACACGTATCTGCAAAGCGACTGGATAATATTCACTACGAAGCTGGGAACCACGGCTTACGATTCGTTCGGGTACGCGGTATCTGATAAAGAGTATGAAGTGAAAGCGAACAGTATTGACGGTGCTGGTGTATCAATTGAGATACCCATTGGCGGGTTTACTATCGGTGCAGGCAAGTTTTTTGATCCGTGTATCGGCGGTGTCGGTGCATCGTGGGAAAATGATATTCTCGGCATCGGTGTCAACTATGTAGGAGATTTTACTGTTAAGGATGAAACCTGGGCGCATACAGTCTCAGGTGGTGTAAAGGTTGCACTGGGCGATTTCTCGTCAGGTGCAGGCATACGTTACGACGATACGGTATGGGCCGGTGGTGTAGGTGCGAAGTACGATTTTGGTGTACCGCATATAGCTGCCGGTGTTGGTATCGAGCAGACAGACGATGGTACGGAAACGAAGTTCGGTGCTGACACAGGGTTCGAGTTCGACACATGGGGCGGGCTGTTTTCAGCGAGCTATGTAGAAATGATAGACGTTATCAATATGTCGATATGGTACAAGCCGGGAGTTGTGAAGTTCAAGACAGGCTACGACTGGAACGCCGAAGCCGTAGACGAGATTTATATCGAAGTGTCGGCTGACTTCTAATGATAGGAGCGATTGTTTTTGGTATTATGTGGGTTGCTATCTCAGCAGCCAACATAATTATATTGTGGAAATGTTCATAAGAGGGTAAAATGAATAACAAAAAATATGATGTAGTGGTGCTCGGTGGCGGGGTGGCTGGATGCAGTGCTGCGATAGCTGCTGCCGAGCAGGGGGCAAAGGTCGCGCTTATTGAGAAGGAACCGTATCTGGGAGGGCTGCCCGTTGGTGCCTACGTAATAGCGATGTGCGGGTTCTACAACGGGCATCTTGGCAAAGACCGTGTTGTTGCCGGTAACTTCAAAAAGATAGCCGACCGGGCAATAAAGATGGGCCATGCTGTCGGCACGAAGTGGAATCGGGAATGCAAGCCGAAGGATGCACGCGAGGTTACTATCGACCCGGAGGGGTTCAAGCACGTACTGGACACGGTAGTGCTGGAGGCCGGGGTTGACTTGTATCTGAGGGCGTTTGCATCAAGAGTTTATTACGACGAAGGCACAGAAACTCGACCCGAAAGTATCGGTGGAATAATGATTCTTGGCAAACAGGGTGCTATGACTATAGAGGGGCACACTTTCATTGATTGCACTGGTGACGCCGATACTGCCGAGTGGCTTGGATTAACTACCATGCAACCGTTTGTTGACGGGCCTGTGACAATGAGTATACGTATCGCTGGTGTTGACCGGTCAAAGGCGCAGTTTGATAAAGACAATCCACCACCACCGGATATCAAGTTTGAGGGCGGGAAATACACAACCGTACCTGACCGACTGCCGATATCGGGGTGGATGGATATCAAGAACAAGACCGGCGAATACTACGACTGCATGGCGATAGTCGGTGTGCAAGGGTTGACGTACCACGACCAAACGATAGCCGAGGTACGGGGCAGACAGTTGGCGCATGAGGCTATTGTCCAGCTTCGCAAGATACCGGCGTACAAGAATTGTTACCTGGTATCGACAGGGACGTTGCTCGGCAGCCGTAAAGCACGGATGGTTATCACACAGTATTACCTGACAGACGAGGACGAGAACCAGAACCCGTACGATTCGATTGCCATAGCAGGAAATGTGATGACTGACTACGGGGCGATGAAAATACCGTTCCGGTGCCTGAAACCGAAACGCATTAAGAACCTGTTGTATGCAGGCAGGACGTTTACGCCGATGTACCACAGCGATAAAACGCAGGGTGGCGAGGCCATACCGAAAAGCAACAGGAACTTTCTTGCATACGAGATACCGCGACTGATAGCGATATGTATGGCGACAGGCGAGGCTGCAGGCGTGGCTGCTACCAAATGTGCTGACAATGAAATGTCTGTCGATGAAGTGGACGTGGGAATTGTTCAAGACATATTGAAACAACGCGGGGCGATATATTGATTGACGAAAACTAAAAGGAGGGATGATATGACAAGAGGAGAAATACACTCTAAAGCAATTGAGATTATGGATTCAAAGGAAATTGCAAAAGAAAAGAAACAACAAAATTGGCAGTATTTAAACGACTGTATGGAAGCCGATATTTGTCCGCAATGCGGGGCCAGACGAATAGAAGGCCATGTGTGGCGATGGTCATGTTTTATTCCATATAAAAACACTACCTACGAATGCTCAGAGCAATGCGGATATACTTCAGAAATCGATAGTCAATCCTTATGGGTGATGATGGGATGAGGATAATATTTTGATTGACGAAGATTATGTCAAACAGTGTGTGATACCGCCACAGTACCAAAAGACGTTTCCACGTGGTTGGTTCACATCGGAGCACGTCGCTAATTACAAAATGATATGGCAGAACGCACCACTGCCGAAAGCGTGGATACCGATAGAGATTTATATGCTTGAGATAAAACGCATGAAAGACGAGATACGTAAAGCACTGGAAACGGTGCTGGATTCAATTAACGAAAAACTTAATTAACGGAGGGCAGTATGAAGAAATTGATTTTAGTTTTACTGTGTCTGTCATTGTTTGTATCAGTGGCATTCGCAGACAGAGGCAAAGAGGAACCGATCAAAATTATCATGATTCATGGGTACGCTGATTATTACCAGCCGATGTTGGACGAATGGTCAGCTGAGCATCCTGAAGCTGAGTTTGTATGGGTGCCAAAGGGTTCGGGCATAGTGGCTGCTGAGGCATTGATAGCAGCGAAAGAACCGCCGAACCTTTTCATTGCGACACCGGGCGGGATAGGGAAATATCTTGTGCCTGGGTTTGCTGCGGAACTGTCACAGTACCTTGATCTGTCAGATTTCAAAGACGGCGCTTATGACATTTTCGTCCGTGATGGTGGCGTTTATGGCCTGCCAGTGACGTATGCGGTAAACGCTTTCAGTATCAACTTGACGCTTGCTGAGGCGGTCGGTATCGACATAAGCCGGTATCTTGACCGTGATATGCTGTCGATAGAAGAGTTCACACAGTTCTGTCAGGCGATTAAAGATAATGCACCTGAAGGGTACTATGGGACGGCTATATGGGCAGGTAATAGGGGATCACAGCAGATCAACCTTCACTGGTTGACAGCGTTCGGGGCTACCGTATTTGAGAACGGCGATTATACGAAAACCACGCTGAACTCACCAGAAGCTGCACAGGGAATGAACTACATGAAGTTCCTTGTGGACAGCGGATTCGCACCACCGGAAGCGCCAGTGCTTGACGACGACGAAGCCATAGCAATATGGGCGTCAGGTAAAATCGGCGGGTTGTGGGCGAGAGCAGGCGGTTGGCTTGGCATGATAGACAACGCGGTATCACAGGGTATGTCTGATAGCGACGAGAGGCACGATCACATGTTCATGACTTGGCCGGTAGCTGACGGAGTCAAGAGTAACCCGATGTCGTTCGGCGGAGCAGCAGGGCTTGTGATAGCAACAGGCGATCCTGAGATAGACGCACTGGCTGCCAGTCTGTTAGATACAATGACAGGCGCTGATGCACAGATGAAGACTATCGCACCGGGAGCCGGGTACACTACACGGCATTCTGCGTTACAGCCACCACAGGACAACTGGCCAGCAAGCGCACACGTCAACATGGAGACCTATAATGCGGCAACAGAGTATGACGAGGGCTTTGAGCAATACACAAAGATTAGCGACCTGTGGGACGAATACGGCCCGCTGGACCTGGGCCAGTCGACAGTTTACAATTCAGCGTTGACCGCCGAATGGCTGGCTGTTTTTCAGCCGTTCATGCTGGGCGAGATAACAGCCGAGGAAGCACTGGCAACGTTTGAAAAGAAGTACAATAAGATATTAGCAGGCGAATAGTAAAAGGTAGTCGGTGGCGGAAGTATCATTTGCGCGCTGGGCAAGGGCAGCCCTTAGAATGATTAGACGCTATAGACGTAGGTAACTCGTTATCTTGAAAGGCGGAAGTTACCGTGTAGGGTTCGAATCCCTCCCGACTAAATAAGTTTTAAAGGTGACGGTGGCGTATTGGTAAGCGCCCGTGCTTGCAGGTTCAAAGACCATCCTGCTGGTAGACGGTAAACAAGTAAAGTGTCAGGTGGTTCGATTCCACCCCGTCACCAATGAAGGGCAAACGCACAATTCTGTTTTTCCTCTTAGGGCCAGGGGTTGCATTCTATCCTGTACGCAACCCCTGTTATATAAGGACTGAATATGCCACATAAATACAAGGAAGACCGAAACGCTCAATGTCGCCGGCACAGAGCAAAGAATGTAGAAAAATTTCGGGAGAAAGATCGTTTATATAGACTGAACAATCCGTTAATATGTAAAATAAGAGTGAGGGAAGCGCAAGTAAAAAAAAGAATGCTGGTATTGAATCACTATGGTTGTAAATGTCAATGGCCGGAGGGGTGTGATGTTACGGATCCAGATATGCTACAAGTTGATCACATTAATGGGGGAGGCAATAAACACAGAAAGGAAATAAATAAAATCTTCTTCAACTGGTTGATTGATAATGATTTCCCTCCGGGATTCCGACTTCTCTGCGCAAACCATAATGTGAAACATAGGTCAAATTTGCAACGGGAGAAGCGAGAACGTGAAGGGTAAAAAATCAATACTGCTGATGCTTCTCGGCCCCGGCGCAATTTTCATAATATTATTCACCGTCCTGCCCTTTATTTTTATGTTCGAGCTTTCTTTCTTTCAGACGAACTATATATCCAGTGAGTTCGTTAAGTTGAAACATTTTACTAACACGTTTACAGACCCGGAATATTTAAAGGTGTTTGTATCATCACTGATATACGCGGGGGGGATATGTTTAGTAACTACGTTTACACCACTTGTATTCGCCCTACTTGCATACGATACAAAACGGTGGATGCAGAACTATACGAAATTCATTTTCTTTGTACCGAGCTTCACCTCTGGCGTGATTATGACAATGGTATGGCGGTATATATTCCAACCGAGAACCGGCCTGATAACATACTTAACTGGATTGGTAGGGATACAGCCTGTGATGTGGATGGCCAACAGGTCGACGGCTATCGCAGGCATTAGCATAATGACGATATCAGGTATAATGGGGGTGCCGTTATTAATATACATGTCAAGTATATTGAGTATAAACCCGGAAGTATTCGACGCAGCCCGGATAGACGGCGCTTCTCGTTTTCAAACCAAGACACGAATTGTTATTCCCATGCTGGGCCCGTCAGTACTTTTGGTAATTCTTATAACGATGATGTCAGGATTTTTCATCATGGAAACGATCCTCTTGATGACGGGAGGCGGGTACGGTACACAGACGTTTATATTTAACATATTCGACGAGGGCATAAACAACGGTAAAGTCGGCCTGGCGTCAGCACGTAACGTGATAATGTTCTTTGTAATAATGTTTATGGTATTCATAAAACGTAAAGTGGAGGCACGGAGATGAATGATAAAGTTGTGAAAAAGACAGAAATCGGTGTATATGAAGCAGTGATGGAAATACTGAACTTCATTAATTTAATTGTTACAACGTCAGATAAAGAAACTGCACTGCAGGTATTAGATAAAATGAGAGATACGGTAAATGACAGGCTGGTAGAATTGCAAAAATGAAATACGTAATAATATTCCTATTCACTATTTTGCTGATATTTCCAATTTACTGGATGTTCAGCGGTAGCATACAAGACCTCGGTATGTTGATGAAAACACCACCGAACTGGATACCGAAAAACGTTACGTTAGCAAACTTTCAGCATTTGGCTGATGTTAGCCTGGAGGGGATGTATACTACAGCTAAGGAGGGCGGGTCGAGAGCGTTGCCGGTATGGACGATTAACACGTTCCTTATATTCGCCATGAAATGTTCTATCAGCATATTGCTGGTATCAACAGCCGGGTACGCGTTTGCTGTGTATCGGTTCCGTCATAAGAACTGGCTGCTCCTGTTTTTTATCGTTGGTATGTTTCTCGGCCCGGCGGTAACGATAGTGCCGGATTATGTTGTAGTTAAACGGCTGGGGCTATCCGGTACATGGTGGGGTGTCGTGCTGCCGTTTGCTTATATGCCTGTCGGGATGTACATATTTAAAAATTATGTAGAAACAATACCGAGCGAGATGATTGACGCAGCGCGGATTGACGGTGCTGGGGAGTACCGAATACTGTTTCGAATCATGATGCCGTTATGCAAGCCGGTGATGGGGGTCCTGGTTGTGCTGACGGCGCTCGGTACGTTGCAGGACTATATTTGGACGTTGCTGATGATACCGGAAAGGGAGAAACAAACGCTGATGGTAGGGATCATCGAAGAGGTACAGAAAGCGTCGGCGCTGTCAGGTGGCCGTAACCCGATAGGGATATCATTAGCAGGCGGCGTGATAATATTCATACCGCTGTTTCTAATATTTCTATTCTGTCAGCGGTACTTTATTAAAGGGCTGACACTGGGGGGCATTAAGTGAGCGAGCCAAAGATGTTCTCCTGCCGTGACTGCCATTATGTCGCTATAGCAGTAATAGCCGACCATCGTAAATGTGAGCACCCGTGTATAGCCGAGGCCGATCTTGAAGGCGACGGGCTCAAGAACTTTACGAAGGTTGACTGGAAAAAGATATTCGTTATCGTCAACGAGATACTGCAACTTGATATCACGGTGATCAACGGGGAAGTGCCGAACTTTGATTTCCCGAACAAGTTTGACACGGTATGGATAACGGGATGCCGAGGGTACAAGCAGTCAACACAGGGCAAGGGGTGGAACAAGATAACGTCCGATACGTACTCAGGCGAAAACGTCGACGAGTCAATGGGGGACTGATGAAAGAGTTACACTTTTTCAGCTGTATAAACTGCGAACACGCGACCATGGTAAACGGTATTATATACCTGGAATGTGCGCACCCCGAGGTTGCTAAAATGAACTTCGAGGGCGACGGTGTTGAATCGTACACACCGGAGGACTGGCTGAAAGTCGATGAGCTGGCAAACAATCGGTTGCAAATGAGGACAATGACAATGGGCGACCAGACAATACACGGGTTCGAGTTCCCGTTCAAGTACGATCCGATAATGATAATATCCTGCGGGGCGTTCAAGCAACGTGATCACGAAGAATATATGGTATACAAGGGAAAGAAGCGGTGAAGATAGAGGACGAGAATAGAATAGAGTTTGAAGATGGTAGTTTCATCACTGTGGATTCAAATGGTAGAATATTAATAGAAATATTGAAAGAACTTCGGAATATTAGAGAAATAGCAGAATCTCAAAAGAAATGGCGAATGTTCAGAGAAGGTAAGTTTGATAATGAGTGAAACAACGTTTTTCAGCTGTCACGATTGCTGTCACAAAGAGAAAGCAAAGAACCCGATATGGTCAAGGTGCGGTCATCCTGCCGTTGACGCTATAGAGCTTGAAGGGTATGGTATAGAAACGTACACTGCCGATGATCGTGTAAAACTGGACCATCTGGTCAACGATGTATTGAGACTGAGGCTGGTCAATGCTGGCGAGAAAAAGATAATACCGAACTTTGAGTTTCCGTTTCAATACGAGGCGGTGTGGATAGCGTCCTGCAAAGGGTACGATAGGCACGGGAAGAAAGAACTTAAAATGTGGAAAAGTGGGCAAAACTAATGGCAAAAGTATATTGCAATTTATGTAAGTGGCATAGATGTTATCATAATGGTGAAGAAAAGGTTCATGAATGTATACACGAAGATAATAAAGCGATGGTTGATACATGGCTAATGACAAAACTTCAACAACGGGTACATCCGAAAGAAAGAAATCAATGGAATAATTGTAAATGGTATGAAGATTTACCAGACAAAGAGAAGACGCTTGGATTAAAACCAAAATATGCACCGGGGTTATCATGAAAAAGTTACCAGCGATAATTATCGCACGAGGCGGTAGCAAACGCACGCCACGGAAGAATGTATTACCGTTCTGTGGCAAGCCATTGGTAGAGTGGTCGATAATACAGGCTCAGGCGTCCGAGGGTTGCTCTCCTGTGGTTTTAAGCACTGATGACGATGAGATTGCCGATATCGGCGATAGATGCGGTGTGGTGGTCTTACGGCGTCCTGTGATGCCTGACGAGACTTCTGGTGCTGTAGCGTTCGATATTGCGATAGACCAGTTGCGTGGTAATGGCGTCAAGTTTGATTCATTCATATCACTGTTGGCTACCGGCCCGTTACGGCTGCCGTGGAATTTGGATAGTGCGATATACAAATACTGGAGATTTGCGTACCCACGAAGGACACAGGTTATATCAGGGTTACAGGTTGTACCGGCGATGCACATACCCGGCAAGATGGGTGGTGACTGGTATCGGCAATGGTATTATAAGGCGAACGAAATCGGTATGATGGACATAGGTTTATTTTCAATATGCGACGTGGACAGCTACCGGGCGTGTATGCAACGGGTACACGGTGACGCGAAACACTTATTAAAAACCAGACGGCTTGTGGAAAAGGTTCATCCGTATAGTATATTTTACAAATGCAAGCCGTGGCAACAGACAGACATAGACTACCCGGACGAGTTCGAGTTCGCCGAGGTACTATTTAAACATTTTATTCTTGACAAGGGGTATTATCAATGAGCGATAATATTGAAGAATTGAAAAATGAAATATTTGAAGTTAAAATATCCCCGTCTGGTATTCATTATACATACGATTTAAAACATCAATTAACGATATTACAAGATAAGACGAATGAAATGATTCGAGCTATTAATGAACTTAAAGAGAGGGAACGCAATGAGCGACAAAGAAATAACCAGCGGTATTAACGACAACGTCAGCGAGTACGAACGGCACTACGGGGCGCAGGACTTCAACCCGAACACGAAGGACGTGAAGCTACCGGTTGAAATCAAGCATGCGTACTTTAACCACCACTTTATCTATCACGATATAAGGGACGGTGACGGTGCGGACCTGTCGACGGTGAACGTCGAGGGCAAGATACCGGCGATAGTGCTGGGGTCAGGGCCGTCGCTTGACGAGATTATGCCGAGGCTGAAAGAATGGAAGGGCGCGATATTCGCGAGTACTTCACAGGTGCCGACGTGTTGTTATCATGGCCGTGCGCCGGACTACATTGTGGCGCTGGACCCGCATACTAATTTAACCGAGCTTGAATGTATCGACGACTGGAAGAAGTACCCGAACTCGGTGCTTATAACGCACCCGGCAATATCACCGACGCTTGTGCAGGGATGGCAGGGTAAACGTCTTTACTACCGACCGATGGAACCGTCGAGCGAATTTCACGCGATGCATTTACCGGTCGCATACGGCGAAGTTATACAGACGTACTGTCTGCTGTTTTCGTGCAGCCCGTCGGCACAGTTGGCACTTGCACGCAAGATGGGGTATGGGCCGATATACCTGGCGGGTCTTGACTTCGGGTTTCCAGAATATCACCGGCGTGCGACACAGTGGTATTTCCACGAGCTTGAAGGATGGATTAAAGACCGGCCTGCTGATGTAGACAAAGACGACAGCAACTTTAAATCTGACAACCCGTTCAGACGACTTATATACGCTGATAACGGATGCTGTAGTTCTGTCATGCACCTGTATTATAAACGGGCGTTCCTGTGTGTCGCAAACATCGATATGTCGGATATCGTCAAGCTAAAAACGTTTAACGCGTTGACGGAGTTCCCGGAGATAACGATAGACGAACTTATGGAGACACAGGGGCATCTACCGAAAGAACGGTTCTATTCACGATCAAAGAAACAACGGCTATACGAAAACTACCTCGCCCGATTCTACACGTTCGCACTGCGGTACAAGGATAATTCATTGATGTACTTTGAGTGTTCACCGACTATCGAAAAGAATATCGACAAGTTACCGAAGGATATGCAGGAAAAGATTGAGGCCGGTGGTGAGATAACGATAGACGAGCAGATCAAACAGTTTGTCACGAACAACTATATCAACTTACAGAAACAGGCGTTACAGGTGTTTCAACGTACCGGCAAGAAACCGGAAGAGCTGTTGAACCTGGACGCAGAAGTCAAACGATTACAGAGGTTAAACCATGTTGCAGCCAAATACCGAGAAGAGTATGCCAATCGCCACAACGGGGAACATAGTAAATGAGTACATCGACAACATGAAGAACGTGCTGGCAACAAAGCAGTTCGGCAAAGTGGGTTTGGTATTCACAGTACACGAAGCGCAGGTGGTAGGCGTGCAAGAGATACGTGAAACACGGATGCAGGTTAAGGGGGAGGGTGATGATTAATAAAGAGCATATTGCTGAATTGAGAAAAATAATCGACGGGTGGTATGTTAAAGATAAGTTCAAACAGTGGGATTATCCTTACGGGATAAGTTTAATATTAGATTCGATACATACAATACATACACTTGAAGAAATACTAAAAAAGAAAGCGAAATAAACACTTGACACGGCAATAGCCGTACTGTATTATTGTAGTGGGGCCGGTAACCATGTGTTATCTAACAGCAGTTATATTAAGTGGCCATATATATAACGGAAGCTGAAGGATAGAAAGATGGTGATCAATCTAAGCGAAAGCAGTTAGAGTCTGCCCGGCTTCTACCTTAAAGAATAAAAGCGATTACTGATAAGACAGTGCAATTGACAGGCAAATGGAAGGACATGGTTCCGACCGTCGCTCTGTCATAAATAGCTGACCGGAAAACCGGAGGCATTGATTCACTTCATAATGTGAGGTGGATTAATGCCTCTTTTTTTGTGGAGAAACAATGTTTCTTGATACATTCAGAACGAAGTCAATAGCGAAACAAATCCTCAAACAGCATTATAAATCCGAACGGCAGATGAACATAAGTGAACTCGGTCGGACGTTTGACTGGAACAAGATAGCTGACGCCGAGGACGCTGGGATTAACACACGGCGTGTCAAAGACCCGTTGCAGCAACACAGCTGGGTTAATATCGCGATAGACTTCCGGTCACGTAACCTTGCACGGTGCGATTATAAAATATACAACGGTGAGGACGAAGTAACCGAGGGGCCGGTATTCGAGTTGTTTAACGACGTCAACCCGACAATGAGCCAGTACCAACTGTGGGAAGCGACCGAGGCATGGCGTATGGTCGAGGGCGAGGCGTTATGGGTGTACACTGGCAGAGACCAGGCACGTCTTGGACAAGAAGAGTTGCCTATTGAAATATACGTTGCTGACCCGCGTAAGTGGAAGATCGTATTAAACGACCGCGGGACGAGTATACTACGGTGGATGTGGTTTCCAGAAGAAGACCAGACACAAGGTATACCGTACAGCAACCGAGAGATCGTGCATTTTAAGATTTGGAGCAAATGGGACAGGTGGCGTGGTTCGAACTTCTGGACAGCACAGACCGAGAACATTGAGCAGGATGTTGAAGCGAATGTATCAAACACCCAGCTGATAAAAAACAAGTCAGTACCGCCGGGGATATTGTCGTCCGAACAAATCATTGATGACAAAACAGCGAAAGAAATGGCTGACAGATGGGATAAGAATCATAAGGGCGCTGGCAAAACGGGCAGAATAGGAATAACGGGCAAGGGTGCAAAATACCAGCCGATAGCGATGAGCCACAGCGACATGCAATACATGGAAATGAAGAAGTGGAACCGTGGGACAATACTTGCGAAAGCCGGTATCCCGCCGGTGCTGGTAGGCGTTAAAGACGACGCGACACCAATGAGCGGTACCGACACAAAAGAGCAGCAGGCGAACTTCTGGAACTCTACGATGTTCCCGGAAAAGAAAGCGCTGGAAGATAAACTTCGCACGGACTATTTTCGTCGGTTCGGTTTGCAGTTGCGTGGTGAATTCTCAACTGAGGGTATTCACGAACTGCAGGAAGACTTCGGCAAGAAAGTCGAGAAAGCAACGAAGCTGTTTGCCATGGGGTTTACACAGAACGAAATAAACGAGAAACTTGAGATGGGGTTTGAAGAGGCTGAGTGGGGCGATGTAGGGTACAGGCCGGGATCGTTGAAACGTGCGTCAGCGGAAGAGGAGCTGCCACCGCCGATGATACCGGGTAACGCACCGCCACCGTTCTTGTCGTTGAGTGCCAAGCAAGACCGGTGGATAACATCCTATATATTAGAGTCGCGTAACCGGTGGGACAGCCTGGAAGAAAACTATCGGGCAGCAATAAAGAAATGGTTGTTCGCACAACGTAAATATTTCTTGAACCGGTACGGGAAGTCAGCAGACCAGAAAACGTATGAAGAGTTTTTGTACTGGGCAGAACAGAAAGAACAGCTTACGAACTTCTCAGAAACTTATTTCTTTTTCGCAATGGATGAAGTGCAGAGGGACCTGGTGACGATATTCCGTAAGACGGGATTCAACAGCGAGTTTGAGTTTTTCAGCGCGGATGTAAACAAGGTAGTTAATACTCGTTTGCAAACGTTGGAAGGGTTGGCAAATACAACAAAGAACGTGATTGACAAGGTTATCCGTGAAGGTGCGCAGCAGGGGTTTGAGCCTGGGCAGATGGCTGACATGATAAGATCAAAATATGTTCAACTCGGTAAACACGCTGATACGATAGCACGCACCGAGATGGCAATAATAAAAGCTGATGCACAGCAGACAGCTTATGCACGTGAGGGTGTACAGCAGATACAATGGCTGCACCTGGGCGGTGGGATGACTGACCGACCTGACCACGTAATGAACGATGGCGAGGTGAGGCTGTTCGGTCAAGAGATGTTCCCGACAGACGCAGGCGGGATACTTTATCCGCACGCACCAGGCGGGGCAGCAGAGGACGTTATAAATTGTTATTGTGATTATATACCTGTGCCACAGGAGGCATAAAGATGGAACTATATTTAAAATCAGATAGCGGATATGAGAAACAAGATTTATCAACGGAAGATTATTTAAGCTGGTTCAAGAGCGCGACAGACGACGAAGGCAATGTCAAAGAAGACTGCCTGTTGTATGGCGACGCTGACGTGAAAGTGCATACTGACAAAACGATAACGTTCATCATGTCGGATGATAGTCTGGACAGGGATTTCGAGCGATTCGACACGGCAGGATGGAACCTTAAAACGTACAAGAAGAACCCGGTGCTGTTGTGGTCGCATGACAGGTCAATACCGGCTATCGGTAAAATGGAACGTGTGCGTGTCAAAGATAACGAGTTGATTGGCAGCCCGGTATTCGATGCGAACGACGAGCTGGCTGTGAAGCTGGCAGGCAAAGTGCAGGGCGGTATTATACGGTCCGGGTCAGTGGGATTCTTCCCGTCAAAGATTGAGTTCAACGAAGACGAAAAGGACCCGTGCAAGCTGATATATAGAAAGCAGGAGTTACGTGAGTTCAGTTTGTGCAACGTACCGGCGAACCCGAACGCAGTAGTTGTTGAGCAACCGGGAAAATCGGTATTGAAAGACGTGAACGCCTGGACACAACGGACACAA